AGGTAGGGACGGGCCTTGTACATCGTCGCCTGATATTCGGTTTACCAGTACCAGCGCAGAAGGAACGGGGCACTAACGCTCTAACGGAACTATGGCAACTAAGAAAACAACACAACAGATCATCGAAAGCTGGCCGGACTATAAGCAAAAAGGTTTTGCAGAAATTTGGACTTTCCGCTGGCGCTCTGGATCTAACAAACGCAAAGCGGTAGAAGCATTCGATCAGTGGGTAACTCAGGAAAACATACATGAAGTGGTTGAAGGCGCTCGGATCTACACCAACAGGATGCGGGGCAATGCTTACATCAAAAGTACAGCACCCTGGCTGAATGGAGAGTCCTGGCATGACGACCCCCCACCTGAACGGCGTGATGAGACAGAACCGTATGTCTCAACCGAGATTTGTCGGGTCTGCGGTGAGCCTGCAACGGTTCGTAAACCTGAAGTCTTGTGCAGCCGATGCTACATCAGCTCCTATTCAACCCAGCTCTGCGATGGCGAACGCTTGCCCTATCAATTCGTACTAGCCAAGGCGCTAAAGGATGCAGGACTTGAAATACGAGAAGGTGAAACAGAAGACGCCTGGCAGAACAGATGTAAACAACACGCCTTTAAAAAGATCGGTCGTGTACTTCAGCAACACGCCCCAAGGCAGAAAACGCAGGGCGATGTGGCTAAAAGAACGAGGGATGTTTGAGTTTGTCAAACTCGTGGCAGACACCTTCCACAACGGAAAGCTCCCAGAAATGCCCGAATGTTACGAAGCGCTGTCGGGTGTGTCGGAAAAAGAAACCACTGAGTGAGTTCGGCAGTGCCAAGTCAAACAAAGATGGACATCATGTTACCTGTAAGAAATGCGACATCAAAAGAAGCTCTGGCGCGGCTGATATACGTCCCTGCGATGGATGTTATTACGAGCAACGGTGCGCTGATCTTAAACAAACGTGCTTTGTATTCCGACACTGGGCTGAAACAGGTGTCGCTGTTGATCGAGCCAAGATCCCGGATAAGGATTTATGACTCCCACAGCGCGGTCATTAAAAAAACTCCGAGATGAAGGATGGGTGCCAGATATTGTCGAAAGCTACAACTACTTCACCAAAAAGCGGAAGGACTTTTTCGGCATAGCCGACATCGTTGCCTACGATTCAGACGGAACACTACTAGCTATCCAATGTACGAGCTACAGCAACATCAGCGCCAGGGTCCGAAAGATAGAGGACTCAGAACACCTGGACGGACTACGGGATGCTGGTATGCGAATAGAGGTTTGGGGTTGGCGTAAAGATCCGAAGAAAAGGAAGTGGATATGCAAGATCGTCGATCTATCGTGATCACCACATCCACCGGCCACCAGGTGGAGGTCCATACCGAGGACATCCACAAAATTGTTCGCCGTACAAATGGCGATCCATCTGGCTACATCACCATCCGTATTCCCGACCAGGAAGCGGTACTACTTATGGAGCAACTATGGGACGACTGATTCTGAATGAACTCGACCGGGAAGAAAGGGAGCGCAAATGGGAAGAAGCGTACAAGGCCAACGGCGGCAACGCAAAACAGGCGGCCATAACCGCTGGATGGAAACCTATATCAGCCAGCAATGCGGGGACGGAGATGCGGCGAAAACTGTACGGCGATGAACAGCACCACAAGCAAATACCCAAAGAACCCGACAAGGGTTTTTTCTACATTATCAACCTTATCCCAGAGGCGCGGGATCTCAACCGGGTAAAGCTCGGCTTTTCCACAAACGTAGAGCAGCGCCTTCAGAACCACAGATGCACAGCGCCAACTGCGGATGTGATCCAGGTATGGCGCTGCAAGCGAACCTGGGAAATAGCGGCGATGGATGTGGTCAGCCGTGGTGAGAAACAGGTCGGACATGATCGGTCGGAAGTTTTTGATGTTGTGAACATCGAGGAAGTTATCCACCGGGCAATTCAGTTCTTTTCAATGATGCCGAGCCTGACCAACGGATGTCACTCGAACGGCTCAAGCTCTTAACGGCATCCACGCCGCCGTTGGAGCGTGGAACTGGACACCCGGAGCTGACATGGGAAGACATCAGCGGTGCTTTGTCCAAAGCAAAGCCCCTGGCATCGCTCTATGCAAGGGTGTGCTTTGCAGGCAACAGGGCAGGCATCCGCAAGCTGGAACGCGAGCTGCAACGCATACTGATGGACCACCCGGATATGCAATCAGCACTGGTGCGGGTGGGTGTGTTCCGATCTCTAGTCCGACTGTCCATTATCGAGGCCGCAGTCGGCCAGCAGTTCCCGGTCAAGGACAGCCGCAAACCGGCTGACAAGGTACGACTGTTGCGCCTGTCAAACGCCAGGCAGTGGTATCGCCACTACGCGCCGATCTACTCCATCATCCAGGACATATTCGCCAACCTTGAACAAAGCGCAAAGCGCTCCGTGTGGAAACACATTAGCGACTAGGTAATGGCCGTAAAGAAGAAACCCACCACTCGTAATCCGGTGGCGCATCACGCACCAAAGTTCAACAAGCCCGTTCGTCATCGGGTCCGTACCCGATACCAGCGCAAGCCGCGTGATAATGACCCAATAAAAGGTGACATAATTTGTCACGACTGATACACTAAATATGTAGTCTAAGAACTCTGAACAGGAACCACAGGACAGTCGCAATCGCGGCTGTTTTTTTATGCCCGGACACTTTTGGGACGAACTAACAGAAACCGTAGTTGACCTTGACGAAGCTCCTGAATATCGCGGCTACCGCTCGATCATGCAGACCAGCCTGGAAGAATGGTACGGCTGCCAAGATCCAATAGAGCAGGAACGCAGAAGACTCAACAAGGAACATGGCTACTACCCAGCTAAGTACATGATCGAAGGTTAAGGCCGTACCGGTCGTAGATGTATGGTTTTGGATGTAGATTTGTGGATGTCAGCCTACAGGCGCGGTTAAGCGCGGCCACTGGCTACTGTCATTGTCTACCCACTATATATATAGATACAGTTGTAGACGTTATATACCGTGGATGTAGAGCTGTGGATGTTGTGGTGGATGTTGTAACTTTGGATGTTGTTTACTGTGGATGTAAAAAGGTCCAGATAAATATTCTTTACCCTCCCACACGCCCCGCTGGCGGGTTCGGAACCGGTTGGTTTGAACTTTCCCCTGGCCCAAACCTGGCCCCAAACATCCAGATCAGCCGAAAACAGGGCGAAAACCCCCCGATTCAGGCTCAGAACCGCTGATTCAGGATCAGCCGCGGACCCCCCCCGGCCCCTTTTTATTTTTTATAGAAACATGAATATTGGTTCCAGATATATGGGGGGAATACCACATCCAACAGTAAACCCTTATACATCCCACATCCACAGTACCAATTCCCCACAAACACCAGAAAAAGGGGGGTAAAAAGGGAATGGGTCTCAGAAATCACGGGGTAGTATGGTTGAAAACCCCACTTTCAGACAAAAACGGGCCTTTTTGGAGTCGTACGCTATTTAAACGTGCAGTCACGTCATAACCGTACACAAATATGACGTGAGTGGAAATTCCAGATCCGTGGACGTTATGGACGTTAAAACCCCTTTTTTGGGAAACTATCTAAGGAAAAAAATAAATAAAACACTCCTAAAATGCCAATATAACGTCCATAACGTCCATAACCAGAAAAAAGATCATGCTCACAGACAAGCAGAATAATTTCATAGAAACCTACATCAAAACATCCAACGCCAAGCAGTCAGCAATCATGGCGGGGTATTCTGAGAAGACAGCCCAGGTGATGGGGGCAAAGCTGAAGAAGCAGTTTCGGGAGGAGATAGCAGACCGTACCCGGACCAGGCTGATGGATGGTGCAGGCATGGCCCTGGACACCATTTTGGATCTGGTTAAAAACTCCACATCCGATACCGTGAAACTAGCGGCAGCCAGGGATCTTCTTGATCGTAGCGGCTACAAGCCCACGGAGAAGATCGAGCAGACGGTGGTGGAGAAGTCCACATCCGAACTGAGAACGGAACTGGCACAGCTTATGGGGGAGTCTGAGGGAGAATCGCAGGATTCTACCCCGAGAATCGCCAAAGGTGATTCGATAGGCACGTTGCAGTGATAAGGAAGGTTGGAAGTAAGTACGTTTTGTATTCTAAAAACGGTAAAAAAAAATTAGGGGAATCAAAAACCCTGAAAGGCATCCGCAAACGTGAACGTCAGGTCAATTACTACAAAGCGAAACGGAATTCACCTCGTTGAACCTCAGTTCAATAAGCGAAGCTAATCTACCCAGGGCTGTAGAACTACAACGACAGATCCTAGATCGGGAGAGGTATAACCGGGTAGAGGATTACGACCCCTACCCGTACCAGAAAAGGTTTCACGATACAGGGGGGGATTGTTCCCAGCGGTTGTTAATGGCAGGGAACCGTGTGGGAAAATCTTATTCGGGTGCCGTTGAGGTATCTTTTCACCTAACTGGGGTGTACCCAGAGTGGTGGCAGGGTAAGAGATACAAAAAGCCCATCACCGCTTGGGTGGGGGGTGTGTCTAACGAAACGGTCAGGGATATAAACCAGGCCGAGCTGTTAGGCCAGCCAG